TTGTCAAAGTCGTGACTTTGACCGAAGACGATTCTTCTTTGCCGACAAATGAGTCGCCTTTATTAAAGGAAAGATCAGCCGTTGAATTGTTCAGCGTCAAGCTGGAGATTATAGTTGGTTTTGCCATGATTTGTCTTTTGGGTTAAGTATTAGATTCTCCGTTAAGCCATGCCCTGCGCTTCTTGCACGCCGAGCACCCTTTGATATTTGTCTTTAAAACTTTGTCTATTGCTCCTGCGATTGGCTGTGCGACGGTATGAACCTTATCGCCGAGTTTTCGCGCTTGGATTCTTTTGATGATTTTGTTTGTATTATTCACGGTTGATTCCTAGTGGTCTGCTTAAAAGTGCATTATGGGCACTCAATCAAATCGTCCTCGGCTGCAAATGAACCGAAGCCACCAGATACTGTCGTCGGCACAGGGTTGAATCTATATTGCCCCCATATCGTGAGCGGCACTTCGATCCAGTCTGTCTCACCAACGCCAATAGTTCCAGTTTGCCCAGCATCGAGGAATCCTAGAACGGGAGAATAGTTACCGTCGGAATCCTGTGGGCCGCGCACCGCCCAACGTAGGTTGGAGGAAATGCCAGCAGAATAGTATTTGATAAACCAATTCCCCCCGCTGTTGCGATACAATATTAGCGATGCGGTTACAGAAGCACAACCTCCTGTCGTTAGATCCGGGATGCATACCGTTCCAGAAATAGTGGAAAAATAAGTCACATCTTCTAGTCCATTTGCCAGCTTTAATCCGGTTTGAGTGGAACAGAAATTTTCTTGTATGTTTTCAACTGCATTTTCCAGTTCTTCTGTTTCTTTTTGTCGTGCCGTTTCGCATTCCTCAATACTATCGTCATACGCTTTTGCTAAATCGTTCAATTGCTCGACCACTTCCGCGACGTTTTGCACGTCGAGTTTTGCTAATTCATCGGAGAACTCAAACTTAGGCGCGGCAGTCGGCTCGACTAATACGGCTTCCATTTGGGTCAACAAATTCATGCGCCGTGCAAGCTCGCGAATTTGTGATTGAAGATCGCTGTATGATAAATGCTTAGGATTTTTTAGCGGTGCAAGTGACATTATAATGCGGCCTTTCTTCGTTTGATTTCGCGAATGATTTTGTCGAGCGTCGGTAAGTTAAGTTTCGCGTTTTCGCCGGCAAATACAAATTTTGCCGTGCCTTCTTGTTCGACCGATTCCGCGACTATTTCCAGAAACACATTCATGCGTTTAGTCACTTCAAACTGTATCGCTTGCATCTGCGCGAGCGATGGGTTGTCTGGAATGTCTATTGGTATAACGGCCATGACTTATAATGCAAATGCGGTGACGGCTTGGAAAATGTCACCGTTCCATCGTGTAATTTTTGTTGACTCTAAAACGTCCGCCAATCCTTCACGTATTACTGTCGAAAATCCGTCCACTTGAACAATCGAAAAGGAACCAGCATTATAAATCGGCAATGCTGCTGGATTGGTCGAATAATTAAATACTAATCTAGTGCGCTCAACGGATGACTGCGAAGCCTTTTTAACGTATTCAAATTCCGGCCCGTAACTTATGCTTGTAATATCTGGGCCGCCAGCCGACGTTGTTGTTGCTGGTTGTGAAGTTACGGTCACAAACCGCTCCCTGTCTTTACCGAATATTGGCGGCAACGTCACCACTGTCGAAGAGTAATCTTCGTGCGTCGTCGGCACGCGAGAAAAGCGGCGAGTAAATCGAATGTAGCCGCCATCTGAATATGAAAAATTTGAATCACCAACCCAGCGAGCCGAGGCGTCGATGTATTGCGTCGCGATCAATCCAGCATTTGCGGCGCTCGATAACTTCGCGCCTTTTGCGAGTTTGTTGCTTTCGTAAACAGAAGAAAGGCAAACGCATTCAAAATAGTAGATCGTCGTCGCCGTGTCGTTGAACTCGGTGAACGGTTTTTCTGTCCACGACTTAACGGCGCGAATGTTTGCAAGTGCTGTTGTTGGTATGCTCATTATTTAGTCCGTGTAAGTTCTGCTTCAATTACTTTTAAAGAATCGGCGGACGACTTGGCTGCGGCCTCGCTTTTCGATGCCGCTGGATTGGCCGATGTGCCGCCGCCTTGCGCCGCCAATACTAGCTTATCGGTAATGCCTGCCGACTCGCCTGTCATCGCCTGTGTCCTCATTTTTTCGTTAAGCGTTAAATGCGCGGTGCGCGATTTGTCGCGTCTTCGAATGAAGTCGTTTCGTGCTTCGTATTCACCGCGCTCGATATTCATGCCCATCGGGCCGCCTGCTTTTGATTTGCCGCCGGACGCAGATCCGCCGCCCGCGTCAGTTCCGCCAACGCCAGTTTTGCTTATTTTCTTCGCGGCGTTTTCCGATGTTTCAACCATGTAACCGTTTAAGTCTGCCCATTCTTTTTTCGCTCTGGCTGCTCTGGCCGCTCGGTCGTCATCAAACGACGCATTCGATTTCCGCATTTCTTTCCACATTTCGCGATAGTTGTTTTTTATGTTTTTCGGATCTTTCGCGATGCTTTTTAGAAAGTCTTTAAACGAGCCAGTTTGATTGACTGCCGTTCCGAAAGCATCGCCAATAATACCAAGCCCCTCGCCTAGTAGCTTGAGCGCAGGAATCACCTTTGCAAGAATTTCGCCAGACATTACTGTCATCATGCGCTTAAAGCTTTCAATCTCATCCGCAGCTTTGTCCATCTTCGCTATCGTTTCTTTGCTCATCACCTCGCCGGCTCGAATCGCTGCGGCTTCCAGTCCGCCGTATCCCTTCGGCCCTGCTAGGTTTTGCAATACTTCTTGCATCGCCGGGCCGGCTTTCTCGCCTAAGATGCGCGACACGTCATTATATGCCGCCGCTTGGTCGGTCGCGTCACGCTGTGCGATTGCAATCGCTTCAAGTTTCCTTTCAGTCGGCAATGCGTTGAACTCTTTCAAGTTGATTCCGAGTCGCTCGAATGCTTCCGCGTAGCTTTTATTCCCGTTGATTGCTTGTTGCGTGCGTAGCTGCGAGTTGCGCAACGCTCGCGCCATTACTTCGACTTCGACGCCGGCCTCGCGTGCCGCAAATTCAAGCGTTTGCAATTCAGTCGTGCCGATGTTCATTTGCACCGCCATGTCTGATATTTTACTGCCGAGATCAATCGCGGATTTCGCCATCATTCCAAGACCAGCAGCGCCAGCAAGTGCGCCGAATTTGGAAATGCCATTTTTTACGAATTTTCCAATGCTCTTCTCTGTCCGCGCCAGCCCACGCTGAAACTTCGTAGTATCAAGTGATGCCTCTGCTCTAATTTCTGTTTTAGCCATGCTGTTTTAAAAATTCTGATTTTGCTGTTCTGAGCTTTTTCGGTTCGGCGTATTTTTCGCCGTTGCGCATACGCTGCGCTCGGCAGCATTGAAACACGATGCGCAGGTCAATGTCGGCCACGTTTTGCGGATCAATGCCGTATGCTGCGCCGTATTCGTCGCATAGAGACGCGATGGAAGGAATCGCGGGCATACTGTTTTGTTTCGATGTGCCGCCAAAGCTCGACGATGCAGGCGTCTCTTCGAATGGCGTTGATAAATGCGAGTAAATATCAGCAATCAGTCCCTCGACGTTTCCAGCCTTTGCGATGCGTTTGATAAATTCGCCATTGTCTGCGCTCGGCGTAAACTCCGGCATGTGTCGCCAAACGTAAGCTGCAATGTCGCCCGCGATAGGTTCGCCGCCATTTGTAAATGCATTGCCAGCAAGTTCCAAATCGACAAGCGAACGAAAGCAAATCGGCGCAACGGTAAACTCACCGATGCGCACGCCAACCGCAGACGCCCAAGGTGCAAGGCGTCCGCGCTCGATTGACTTTCTGACCGCTGCGTATTTACTCGCCGCCGTCGCTGTCGCTCTCTGCTTCGGTAGACTCATTAATGATCGCTTTGTTGCGTGAGATTAGATCGTCGGCTATGTATTGCGAGACTTGAGCGGTCGAACCGATGGTCTTAATTTGACCACCGATCCGATACGCCGCTGTTAGCGTTATGTCAACTAGATCGGCCATTAGCCTTGATAAGTGACGACAAGAACGCCGATCTCAAACACATCGGCTTCGTCTTTCGAGCGCGATGCTTTCACGTTGAGAACGCGCAATGTCGAAGCCGTGCCGCTTGCGTCGTAGTCGTGCGTAAATTCGACGCCGGCTTCTGGGAAGGCGGTTGCAGTCGTCGCCTTCTGCAATGTCATCGTGCCTTCGATTGGATCGCTTGCGGCGCGTGTTTGCTGCTCGGCCCAATCGCCGTATTCGTCCGTGCGATTAATCCCTCGCGTTGTTTCGCTATCAATATCAATTGAGTCCGCGATGTAAGTGACTGCGCCAATGGTTACAATGTCGAGTCCTTGCGGGAATAGTGCTGGTGTTGCTGATGGTAGTGCCATAATTTAATGAGGGTTGAGTTGTTGTTTAGTGTGATCGTGTCAAGCAATGCGGAATTGCAGCTCGTAAGAAAGTCGCGTCATGCGATGCTCGGCGTCGTTTTCGCGCTCCGTGCCGGTCGGCTTTATCTTTGTAGGTGAAAGCGCGTTCGGCCAGTTTGTGGATAATACCGCCGCGTCAATTTCCTCAAGCGTCTTGCGCGTGATTGCGACTAGTTCGGCGTGTCGCGATTTGAATCCAATAGTAATCGCGACTTGATCGTCGGCGACGCGCGGCGTCTGGATGACGATTTCAATCGAGCCTGTGTAGTTGTCATATTGTCCGCCAGCGTTCAAATGCTCGTTGGAGTTCGGGCCGCCCGTGTCGATCTCGATCTTTATGTGTTCATTTGGAAGCTCGCCATCAAGATCGTCGGCGGTGTAAAGTCGCTTGTCGATTGATTCAAACAAAGATTGAAAGCCCTGTTCAAGCTGTGATTCGAAGTCGTAGTTTATTGTGTCCATAAATTAGCGTGTCTTAAAGCCTGCTTTTTTTGCGTCTGCGCGGATAAGTTGCTCCAATCGTTTGACCATTGCGACCGCGCGAAATTTCTCGATTTTTTTTTGCTTTGTTTTTGTTACGTGAGCTAGTCCCGGCGCGCCTGCTTTAATAATAACTTTGCTAGGGTTTTTTGATTCGATAACTCTTGTTCCGCTTCCAAGTATGTGGCGGCTTATATATTTCGGCGGCTTCTGTTTGATGCCAAGTTGAACCGCAGCCGATGCGAATGCCGCTTTTGACATTCCTACATTTTCAGCTTTTGCGTTGAAAACTGCATTCCAAATTTCCGCAGTGACCCACATTACATCGCGCGATCTCCATCGTCCGATTCCTTTGTCGCCCTTATATCTTGGCGTTCGGCCATTGCTCAGTCGTTTACTTTGATGAAATTTAATGGCACGCGGAACCGAGTCATAATTTATTTCGTCAATATCGACGAGATATGACACGCCTTTTTTAGTCCTAAGATTCTGCCTTATATTTTTAAGCTTCCCTGTCGTGTCGTGTAAAAACTCAAGATAACCTCTTTCTCTTATTCTGAAAATTCGCCCAAGGTCTTTTTTGATCGCTCGATTTCCAGCTGCTTCAACGTCTTTGACGCCTCCGCCTTGGTATCCCTTGCCGCTCATCTTCGGAAACTTGCCATCTAAAAATGGTGGCGTAATTTTGCTAAGTAATCTTGCAAGCAATGCAGCCTGCTCGCGAACAAACGTCGGCTCGTCAATCTTGAGCTGCTTGACTAGCTTCTTTGCCTTCGCCTTAAACAGCGTGCTATCAACTGTGAAGTTTTTACCCATCGCGCTTTTGCAGGGTCAATTCCCATGTTGCGTCGTCAACGGTTTCAACGCCGGTGATATTGTAGGCGCCGCCGTTCGTCTTCGTGATGCGCTCATTTACCATTGGCGGCGCACCTTCTAAAAATAGTGACTTCGAAACGCTCAGTGCGTTCGTCGTCTTTGTTTCGTATCCTTGTATCTGATCGAATGTCGTCGGCGCGTCATCGCCTCGAAACACGCCGCGAAAGTTGCCTGCGTGATTGCCCATTGTAAACGATTCGCCTGCGAAGTCTTCCGCAGCGGCAAATCCTGTGATCATTTCGTCTTCAAAGCTCATGTGTAGAAACAAGTGCGGCCCGCTCGGTATTGAGCGAGCCGCGTTGATGGTTGTTGTTGGGTGTGGATTACTAATCTTTTTTGAATGTGCGCGAATCACTTTTGCGCTTCGGCGTCTTCGATGGTGACACGATAACTTTTTTCATTTTATCGGTATAGCCTTTGCGAATGTAAACAATCTCGCCGGGCTCCGTGCATGACTTGTAAGCGTAGAGACACTTGCCAGCATCCTCAGAACATTCTAAAACCTTAACGACGCCCTTTTCGGAGCGGTGGATTGTGACTGATGGTTTAAACATAGTATTTTAAATTTGGTTTAAAAAGAGCGGATCGCCGACCGGGTTCTCCCAATCCTAAAAACGATCCGCTCAAGTCAAGAGTTATGCGGATGTGATACGGTGTCCGGCTGTGCCAACTCCAACGGATGCTCCAAAGAGGACATTGACGTTGTAGTAAAGTGTGCCGTCTGCGCTATACCATTTGCGGAACTGAACTGGAAGACCAAGGCCGGGAATGATCACGGTTTCAACGTCAACGCCTGCCTTTGCAGTCATCTCGTCGGCCACGACTGTGCGGGCCGCCATGATAAGCGCGGATTTATGGAAGGCGAATGCTGCGAGATTTTCACCGTTCGCGTCTGCGAGGGTGGTTTCGTAGGTGTCGAAGTTCGCAACGCGAGGAACGATTGCGCCGGCCTTGTCTGCTGTGATGCCGGGAATTTCCGCGCTATTGAGCGACTTAACCAAACTTGCGTAATACGCAGGATTGGCGAAGAGCGAACGGCCAGACTTGAGAGTCTTGGCAGTTGTCAAAATAGCATTGAAGTCGGCCAAATCGTCGCGATCAAAGTTAGCGGCGGTGATGACTTCGGTGGATGCGAAATTGGCGTTCACAACCAAGTCCCAAATGTAACCGAATACGGCCTCGCCGACTGCTTCCAGTGCTGGCTCGACGAATAAACGATTCAAGTCGATTTCCGACTTGCTGCGCTCAAGGTCTGTGAATCCGTATGTAAAGCCCTTAAACTGGTCGAGCGTTACGGTTTTCGCAACCATAGCCACGTCAGACGAGTTGGTCTGGTAGCCAGTTGCCATGTCGCCCGCAGTGACATTAGTCGGGATGCGAGTTGTGATAGACTCGCCAGACTGAGAAATGTCAGTGGAGAAGTCGGTTGATAGTGCTGCGAGTGGGGCAAACAAGTCGGTCAAAGCCGGCAAGCTGTCCATTGCTACTTTGGCGAGATTAACGCCTGCAATTGTATTAGCCATGTTATGTGTGTGTTATTGTGGGGTGATTATTGGCCGATAACAGATTTGTTCTCGGTATAAAATTCTTGAGCGCCTTGGAAGTCGCGAGACTTCTTTAGTGCGTTGTATTGCTCCCAGAAATCCTTTTCTGTCATCTTTCCAGATGCTTCTGGTTCAATCACGTCTTCGACTGGCGGCGTGCCAGACTCGGCAAGTAACTCGGCGGCTTTGTCTGCAATCGCTTGCGCGGTTTGCTCGGTCGCTTCGACTAGTGCGTCGGCGTGCTTGGTGTTGAGTGTCTCGATTTGATCTTTGGCGATTTCGAGCAAGCCCTTTGCAACTTCCTCGGATTCGTTTGCCTTAACAAGCGCGGCGTCAAGCGTCTCGATTTGCTCTTCGCGGTCGTTCAACTTCGCGTTGAGCGATTCGATTTGCTTTGCTTGGCATTCGATTTTGATCGCGTCGAGCTTCGCCTGTGGCAGTGCGTTGAATCCTTTGATGGTCTCCATGTCGCCAATCGAAGCTGCTGCGAGATTTGCACCGTCGATTTCGTCGATGAATCCAAATTCCTTGGCTTCCTCGGCGGTGTAATAAGTTTCGGCTTCCATTGCCGCGTCAAGCTCTTCGGCGCTCAGTGTCGAGCGTGCGTAGCTTGTGCGAATGTTTGCCTCCATTTTGTCGAGCAAGTCGGCGTCTTTGCGTAGTTGCTCCGCGCCTCCCATGCTCATTGTCCAAGGGTTGTGAATCATTAGCAAAGCATTCGCCGCCATGTGGATCTCGTCGCCTGCCATTGCAATCACGGACGCCATAGAAGCGGCGAGCGAGTCAATATGTGTAATGACTTTCGCCTCGTGTCGCTTGAGCGCGTTAAAGATTGTGTTTCCCTCGACAATCGAACCGCCGCCAGAAGCAATGCGCAGATTGATCGTGGAAACATCGCCAAGCTCTTTAAGCTGCGCGATGAAGTCGTTTGCCGTCACTCCCCATCCGCCGATCTGGTCGTAAATGGAGATTTCAGCCTCGGTGGACGGTTCGCCCTCCGCGTTTTGTGGTCGGCTCATATCGAACCATTTATTTTGAGTAGTCATGTTGTATGGGTTGTTTGTGTCAAGTTGACGTGTTTTCTTCGTTAGATTCTGGCGGCACATCGCCGGGCATTAGCACCGTTCCAAGCTCGGCGTCTTCAAGCCCGTATTTTTGGGCAATCGCTTTGCGGTCTGCGAGATACTTTGCGCGGCGGTCTGTAAATTCAATTGGATCATAACCGCGACGTGCAAGAATATCGTATTCAGACGCGACGCCGGCGCGTAGGTCTTCGCGGTCTGCTTTGCGTGCGTTTCCGTCGTCAACGGTGAACTCGCGCGGCTTCGTAAAACTGCACTTCATCCAGTCTTCCGGCAGTGAGTAGATGCCTTGCTTGGCACGCTTGGCGATCACATAGAGCGCCATACGTTTGCGGAATCGTGCCAAGACGCTCACGCGGT